AGGATACTCCCACGGAGAGGTGGCAGAGAGGTTGAATGCACTGGTCTTGAAAACCAGAGTGCCGCAAGGTACCGAGGGTTCGAATCCCTCCCTCTCCGCATTAAGAACTTAGTATCGGATGTGACCCGAGTACTTAACAAAAACCGACAAGTTGTCGGTTTTTGTTTTGGGCGTATAGGGCCTAGCCAAAGGTCTTAGTTTTGTATATAAATTAGACATGAATAAACCTCGTAAAATTCTTACCGAAACCTTCGTTCAAGAGACGCTTATTAAATACTTAGGAGACAATGGCTGGAGTAAATCTCTAAAAGGTGCTGAGTTGTGGGAGCATGGAGTGGATATCAAAGTGAGAAATAATAAATTTGCTCGATACTGGCTAATTGAAGTTAAAGGTGATCCTTCAGCTAAAGTTCAAAATCCAAGTGGAAGTAGAAGTAGTAGTTTTAATTCTGCTCTTGGGCAAATTATCACTCGAATGAATAGGAACGGGAAACGATCATATAAGTATGGATATAAATACGGAATAGCGTTTCCATCTTCATTCAGAAAGATGGTTATCAAAAAACTACCTTTTGATGTAATGGATAAACTGAACCTCTTTTTGTTTTTTGTAGATCACAAAGGTGTTGTCGAAGAAATTGATTGGAAGATCATGAAGAAAGTTAAAGCTCTTTAGGTGCTCACTACCAAGTCTCAACCTGTTTATTAGTAGTGTTGTCCCAAATCTCCCATTCAGAAACAGGTATTGTGATGTTTGTTATTCTTCCTTCTGGAAATGCAGGTATTGGTAAATCTAAATATAGATACCCTTGTGATATCTGAATACCACTTGCCTTGCTGCCTACATACAAGAATGTGTTCTTATCTGTCCTTTCGAGTGTAAATGGTGAACATTGTTGTTTACAGAACCATACACGCGGTGGTCCTGACGGGTCAGTAATTGAGTCGAATTTCCCTGCATCATCATCGGCGATTTTAAATATAGCCTTTGTGATTCTTAAGTCGCGTGACGTCTGTGATACATAGAAATCTTTTCGCCACTCTGGGTTTGGGTATTTGTGTGAATATGTGTAGCTAAAATTATAGTCAGATAGTACGGCAGCGGGCTCTATATATTCCACTGGAACTATTTTTGGAACTACTTCGGCAGGAGTTTTTGGGGCATTTTCTTGTGGAGGTTCTTGTTTCAAGTTTCTGACTGCCTCTAGCTCTTTCTCGATCTTGCTCATATTCCTTTCTATTTCAGAAGATTCATTTTTCTCTGATAATTGTTCCTGTTCGATTTCTTTAATGCGAATTTCATCCTTCTGTATCGAAATTACAGGGGCGATCACTTCTTCTTTCTTTTCTTGAACAATTTCTGCGGTTTTTTGCTCTAGCAATACACCAGTGCTCTTCTCAGTGTTTAAATAATCATTTGTTTCTAAAATATCAGGGGCTGACTCGGTGCTTTTAAACGAAGTGACTGCAATTGTCCCTGCTGCCGCAGCAACTGTTAGAACAATTACAATAATAGCTATTAGAGGAGTAAATCCTCTTTGAGTATTTTTCATATTACTTGCGTGGGTTTTTCTAGTAAATCCTCGGGTACACAAATGGCCTCACAAGACCGACGGCAACTCCTTTCGGAATTACCCCACACCCTTTCGAGTATGGACCCACGCAAGTAAGTGCCGGCTTATGAGGCCGTTTCTACTTGCGTGGGATATTTGTGACCATGCCAGACCAATATCTGGTTTAGGTTTGTACTGCCACCTGAGTGACAACCCTATTTTACTATTTTTTCGCATAAACATCTATTAATTCTCAATAAGGCTTAATTCTTTATCCTTATACAAAATCCTACTTCTTAGATTCGCCATCAATTCTCGTTTCTCTGAAATACTTCCTTCTTGAAGTAGGTATTTTGCATACGATCTGATATTTACTTCTTTGTCACTGATATCATTCTTTGATCCAGACGTTAGTGCCTGTAGCTTATTAAATCTTTTTATTTCTTCCTCAAGCTTCATTTTCATGCCAATTTCGTTCAGTTGAATCTGATCAAATATTTTCAATAGTCCTTTTACTAAATCTTCTTCACGAATGTATTTGTTCTTGCAATGTCTATCTCTTGCTCTAGTGCATCCGTAGTAAATGTATTTAGCACTCGTTCCATCTCGTAGTTTTTTGTACTTCTCCTCAGCAGATATTCCTGAACCACACTTTCCACAAACCATGAGTTTGGTAAAAGCGAACTCTTTATTCTCTCGCACGATTTGATCTCGTTTTAATTGATCTCGTGCTTTTTCAAATAAGTCTTGAGTGATAGTTGGTTTATGTTTTCCTTGATACCAATTACCACTTTCTCTTGGGTATTCAAAAGTTCCGTAATAAAAAGGATTATCTAGAATCCTGTATACACCACTTAATGTCAGTGATCTGTTTCCTCGAGTATAAAAATTAAGATCGTGTTTTAGCCAATGGAATACTTTTCTTCCTGACCACTTTTCATAAGCAACTTTTTCAAACATCTGCTTAATGATTGGAGCTCGTTTATGATCAATCATAAGTTCTCCTTTCTTATCCATCCTGTTTTGATTTAGATAACCAAGAGGGGCTATAGTAGGCCACAATCCCATCTCGCACTTTGTCCTCAGCCCTCGTTTAACATTGATACCTCTATTATCGTTCTCTAATTTCGCTTGAGAACCTAGAATCATCAGTAAGAACTTCTCGTTTGGGTTGTTTGAAAAGTGTTGTCCGTATGTTCGTATTTCAATTAGTTTTCCTGAATCCATCAAATCAACAATGGCTCCAAGGTCTCCTGCATTTCTAGATAACCTGTCGGGTGCCCATGTGAGTATGGCGTTGAATTTGCCTAACTTAATATCATCTAGTAGTTCATTGAATACAGGTCTTTTAAGGGTCTCCTTGGCACTGTGTGACTCTCTTTTGATCTCATCTACCTCCAGACCCTCTTTCTCCGCTAACTGGAGCATTTCCTTGATCTGTGAATCTATTGAGAGTATTTGCCTTTCTTCAGACTCAGTAGATTTCCTCGCATAGAGGCAATATTTGATTTTTATGTCTTCTGTCTCCATTACCTCAATGAATGACAGAATCGGCTTGATGAGTCCAGAGCGTCCCTAGTTGGCAATTAATCTACAAAGGCTTCTTTGAGAAATGAACGACTTAGTAAGGACACCTCTTCTTTTGTGGTTGTCGTCACCTCTTCTAAAAATCGAGTTTTTTCTTGGAAAGAGTCTAAAATTTCAACTATTTTTTTAATTTCTTTTTCTGGCGGAAGTGGTATTTTTAATTCAGATATAATTCCAAGATTAATATTTTTTTGAGCGGTTGCCGGTGCGTATTTTTCTATTTCAGTTTTAGTTAAATCAATAAAATACCTTACATACCTTGCAATCGATGGATCAGTTAGTGGTATGAACGCAACAACACTGTCTGGAAAACAGGCCTCCATATCCAAAAAACCTGTTTGCGCTATGTTGGCAGCAATTGTTATACACATTGTGTTTTTAGGCCACAGTTTACTTTGAGATAGTCCGTAGTCATTATAGTAAGTTGAACAAGATTCAATTCTGTATCCATTTGCTTTTGATCGAGCTACATCACCTGTTTGCACAAACGGAATGGTTCCGTTTTCAAAAAGCCTCGTATCATTTCTTGGTCTATGCTTTGATTTTCCTCTTTGAAACAAACCGACCTCTTGCATTCTGCACCAAGTCCAGTTGTCAGGTATTTTATAAGGCTCATCTTTCTTTGTGAGCTTTAGGATTTCTTTCTCTTTTTTTATTTCTTTATTTTTTATTAACACCTCTTTTTCTTTACGTATTTCGTCAAGTAGTTGATCTGCACTTTCAATATTCGCATTCTTTCTTCTCCACTCCATAGTCAATTTTCCTTCTACCGCATCACGTATTACAAGTTCGGTTAATCTAGGCAGGGTATTTTCTTGAAATTGTACTTCAGACTGGAGGTCTTCTTGTTTTATAGCTAATCTTTCAAACTTCGGTGCCAATTCTTTTTGTTGCTCTATTGAATAATAAGGGACTTCATAATTCCCAAAGTTTGTCTTATTGATTGCCTGCTTAGCAGTTCCTGTAGCAGTTTTTTTCACCAAATCTTCTCTTATTGATTTAAATATGGAATAGTAAAATTTTAAATCTATGGGAAATTTCTTTGAATCCTTCGGGGTAAGAATAAAACACAGGTCGCTTGATATAAACTTCCCATTTACATAATGGACCCTTCCTAGTGATCCAGATGCCGCAACTGCTACCACCAAAGCTTCACAGTCGTTGTCGAATGTCTTGTGTGTTTTCCAATCAGAACTTGCGGTTATAAAATCATACTTTCCTGGAGTGCATTTTGTACTCTGAAGACTACCTTTTTCAAAATTAAATATTTCTTTAATCTTTTTTAGTTCCATATTAATCTAAAAGATCTCTTATCTCGTTAAGGTGTTTCTTGCTGGTGTCAAAAGAATCATCCAGCTGACTTAATAGTTCATTAAAGGAAAGAATCTCTTCTTCTTGTTTTTCTGCAGGATTTTTAATATCCAAATCCCAATTTTTTAAATCCTCAACCTTAACTTTCCAAGAAAGATTACTTTCTTTTCTTTTGCTCCACCACTTCACAATTGGTTCAAATTCATTAAATTGAATCGGCTTTGTTTTTGAGTAAGACTTTTGTCCTTCTGGTAGTTTATGTTCGTAATACCAAATTTCTTTTGTTGGAGACCCTTTCTCAAAGAATAATAGGTTTGTACTCACTGTCGCAGGGAAGAATGTCGTCTGTGGCAGGCGGACTATGGTATGTAAATTAAAATCCTTTAGAAGTTTTTCTCTAATTCTTGCCTTTACACCACCTCCAGTAATTGATCCGTCTGGCAGAACAATTGCTGCACGGCCGTTTGGTTTCAGTAATTGCATCATAAGAACAACAAATAAGTCCGCTGATTCTTTACATCTAAAAGTTGCTGGAAAGTTTGTTTCTACTCCATCAGCAATACTCGCTCCAAAAGGAGGGTTGGCTAGTGTCACATCTACTTTATCTTTAGATCCAATACTGTTGTATTCAGTCTTTAAGCTATCTTTGTAAACAAATTTTGGAACGTCGACTCCGTGAATTATTAAATTCGTTAATCCTAATACATAGGCTACTGGTTTTAACTCCCATCCTTCAATGTTATTTTGTAAAACTTTTTCATCTTTGACAGTCTTTACATAATTATCTCTTATGTGGTCAATTGCCATTGTAAGAAAGCCTCCTGTTCCAGCTGCTGGATCAAGTATTTTTTCACCAAGCTTAGGATCAGTCATTTCTGTCATCAACTTTGTTACTGCTTTTGGAGTATAGAATTCTCCTTTGTTTCCAGCAGCTTGAAGTTCTTTCAAAATAGACTCGTATATATCTCCAAAAATGTGTTTGTCGTCTTTATTATTAAAATCAATCTCATTAAGTTTGTTTATAACTTTTCTCATCTCATAACCAGACTTCATGTAGTTATTCGATCCATCAAACACTTCTTTTACAATAAAGGCACGTTCTGGATTAGAGGTACTAGATAGTTCGCGAAGTGTCGCAAAGAGACCTTTATCTTTCTCGGAATTGTTGTCTACAAAATTTAAAAGCTCATCTCCTGTAATGCCCTCTGTGTCTGTAGCCCAATTTCTCCACTTAAACTTATCTGGAATTACTGACTTGTAGTCACTGCTCATTGTTTCAAGTTCAATATCCTTGTCATCCATTATTTTCAAAAACAACATCCAACCAAGCTGTTCGAGTCTTTGAGCATCTCCAGAAATACCACGATCCTTTCTCATGGTGTCTCTAATATTTTTTATTATTGCGCTTACGTTTTTCATAATGTTTTATTTTGCATATAGTTCTTCCTCCAATTCTCTTATTGCTGTCATGTAGCTCGGTCTTCCACCAAAGAAGCTAATGATTTCTACTGGAGTACCTATCTTATTAATAGGGTCCAATCGCAATGCTTCTATATTTTCGAGGTTCAAGATACCGCTTTCTGAGTATTTATCCAGCAAAGCCTTGATAACTAATTGAGCCTGTTCTCCATACTTAGAGAAATAATTTCTCTTCTTAACATTTTCAACTCTTTCTTTTCTGGTGAGTGGTTTGGCATCAAATGCAACGTGACAAACAAGGTCAAAAGCATCGAAATCCTTACCAACTTCTTCTTTTAATAAATCAAAAAATACACCCTGGTTTTCTAGTTCATCAACAATGGCTTTTTTCTTATCAGCCCCATTCCAATTAGAGAGAAAGTCATCCAAAGTTCTATATTTCTTTATGATGTTTTTCTTTGTGTAATCTTTAAGACTTTCCGTAATTATTTTTCCGTCTGAGTCTAGATATTGAACCCTTTCATTTATTACCTTAACTTCAACTCCGTTAACCATAACCTTATCTTTTGGAACCGACCATTCTGGCATTGGTGGATCTATAATTACTTCTCCTTCACTATTGATCTCGTCTGAATCACTAACTTCTGTAGAAGTGTTGTCGTCATCTAACGCAATTACATCGTCTTGTTTAAATTCCTTAACCACAATAGGGTCTCCATCGAAATCTTTATCAGCAAATAACTGGGTCACATTTCTGAAATCCATGATTGTAAAATATGTTTTTCCATACTCTTCATTTATCCTAGTTCCTCTACCGATAATCTGTTTAAACTCTGTCATTGATCCAATATTGCTATCCAAAACAATCAACTTACAAGTCTGAGCATCAACTCCTGTTGTCATCAACTTTGAGGTAACAGCAATAACTGGATATTTTTCTGAAGGGTTTATGAAGTTATCTAACTCTCTTTTTCCTTCCTCATTATCACCAGTAATACGCATAACGTATTTACTATTTTCAGAAACTAAGTCAGCGTTTTCGTTAGCAAGAGCAACTCTCATACCCTCTGCATGCTCAATATCAGTACAGAAAACAATTGTTTTTGAGAACCTATCGTTATTCTTTAAAAATTCAGTGATTTTTTTCGCTACTAATTTTCGTCTTTCTTCTACAACTATATTTCTATCAAAATCTTTTAAGTTATAGATTCTATCCTCAACTTCTTTTCCTGTTTTATCCAAATATCCAGCAGAAGGTCTCCATCCGTCCACATCAATATCTAAAGTAACTTTTACAACTTTGTATGGAGCTAAGAAACCATCATCAATACCTTGTCTTAATGAGTATGTATAAATAGGATCTCCAAAATACTCAGAGTTAGATGCTTTGAGTGTTTCTTTTGGAGTAGCTGTAAGTCCGATATGAGTAGCTGAACTAAAATACTCTAGTATTTCTCTCCATTTACTATCCTCTTTAACACTTCCTCTATGGCACTCATCTACAATGATCAAATCAAAAAAATCTTCACTAAAATCTTTAAAAGCGTCGGGAATTCCCGGGTTTGAGTTGCTCAAACCTTGATACAAACCAAGGAAGATATCGTATGCCTTATCGGCAGTATCAATACCTCTCTTACTATCTGAAACTAATCTGTCTCCAGTTCCATCGCTTACCATCTTCTTCTTTATCACTGTCATTGCGTCACCAAAGTGTCTAAAATCACCTCGAAGCGTTTGGTCAATTAATGCCGTTCTATCTGCTAGGAATAATATTTTTCTTTTAGCGCCAGCCTTAAATAATCTATGAGCAATTTGAAAAGCGGTGTATGTCTTACCAGTACCAGTCGCCATAGTTAGGAGGATTCGTTTTTGTTCTTTTGCTACAGCCTCCACAGTTCTGTTGATGGCGACTTGTTGATAATAACGAGGTGATTTTCCTGAAGAGTCAGAATGGTAACTTTGAGAAGCAATCTTATTTTGCTCTTCTGTTTCTATTCCTGAATATTTCTTATATGAATTCCATAGATCTTCTGGGCTTGGAAACTCATCCATCTTAAGTTCCTTTTCTATCTCTCCATTGGTTACGCTTTTATCGTGAAGTTGAAAACCTAAGCCGTTACTACTAAAAATAAATGGTACTTGTAAGTATTTAGAATAGTCGAGACCTTGCTGCATTCCAGCGCTAATGCTGTGTGCGTTATCTTTTGCTTCAACAATGGCAAGGGGGATATTTTCTTTGTAGTACAAAACATAATCAGCCCTCTTAACTTGTCCTCGAGAAATTACTTTGCCACGCACAATAATTCTTCCTGCTGTGAAAGGTAGATTTCTTTTTATTTGAGATTCATCCCACCCAGCCTTAATGAGTGCTGGGTCAATGAACTTTGCTCTTGTGTCGTCTTCTGAATATTTCATATTAATTATTTGTCTCAATACTCTTTAGAAAACGTTCGTACTCCTTTACATCAATACGAAAATCCTTACCGAGCTTATGTGCGTTAATTTTGCCCGCTTTTATGTAGCGGTAGATTGTCATGATATTTACTCGTAGCTTCTCGGCTACTTCTGCTGGGGTATAAAATTCTTTCTCCATATGACTATAGTCCGTACTATATCATAGTTTACTTTGCTTTACAATGGTGCTATACTGGTTTTATGACTAATGCAACTGACAACAACTTATATTCTAAAAGAGGATCGGAGTGGTCTAAATGGGATATGCATGTACATACTCCTGAGTCAGATGGCTATAGCGGTACTTGGGAAGAATTTAAAACACAGCTAAAAGATGCTGACTGTGCTGTTGTTGGTATAAATGATTATTTTTCTGTTGCCGGATATAAAAAACTGAAAGAAGAAATAAACAATAATACTTTAGATCTTGAGGATAAGATTATTTTGCCGGTTGTTGAGATGAGAATGACTGATTCTTTGCAAAATAGAAATACCGAAACAAATGGCACGACTCACTTTAACTTCCATATTGTGTTTAGTGATAAATTAGATGTCGATGACATTGAGAGTTTTATAAAATCGCTAGAGTCTGGCGATAGTATTATTGGCGCAGACTATAGTGATAAGACAAAATTAAAAAACAAAAAAGTTTCATTTAAAGAAACATTAAAAAAATTAAAATCTGATAAGAAATTTGAAGACAACTTCTTGATTTGGCTCCCTTATGATGAGTATGGAGGAATTGGTGAAATAGATCCTGCGTCTGATGGATGGATAAAAGAAGATTTCATAAAGAAATCACACATTCTGGGATCATCAAACCAAAATCAGAAAGATTTTTTCCTTTGGAAATCTGAGTTAAAGACCGACGGGACTCCAAAGTTCAGTCAAGAACAATTTAAAAAGTGGTTTGAATACAAAAAACCTTGTATCAAAGGTAGTGATTCTCATTCGCATGATTATCCGATTGGAAAATTAAAAGACAAAGACTCAAACCCTCTTGAAAAATTTTGCTGGATAAAAGCAGATCCAACATTTGAAGGCTTACGACAAATCATATTCGAACCTGAAGCGAGAGTTTTTATTGGTGAAAAACCAGAAGTTAAAGACAGGGTTGAAAAAAGTCCTACAAAATATATAGAGTCTATAAACATAGACCAGAATAACGGTTACGATGAGAAGAAATATGGAGAGTGGTTTAAAGAAGAAAATATTGTCCTGAACAAGGAGCTCATAGCAATTATAGGAAATAAAGGTAGTGGTAAAAGTGCGTTAACGGATATAATCGGGTTACTTGGTAATAGTCACAACAAAATTCACGGAGGAGACGAACTTTTTTCTTTTTTAAATAAAGAAAAATTCCTAAAAAATAATATAGCTAACAATTTCCATGCTCAATTAAATTGGCAAAGCGGAGACTTTGAAAAAAAATATTTAAATGAGAATACTGATACTAGCATTGATGAAAAAGTAGAATATTTACCACAAAAATACTTGGAGCGTATTTGCTCAAACATAGATGATGATGATTTCAGACAAAAATTAAATGAGGTTATATTTGGATATGTTGAAGATAAAGACAAGCATTCTAAAAACACTCTTGACGAGTTGTTGTCATATTTGACCAGCGAGTCTGATAAGGATGTTTCTTCGCTAAAAGAAAAGTTGCATACGAAAAATGAAGAAATCGTTTCTATAGAGAAAAAACTTACCGAAAGTTATTTAAAGAAGATTGAAGACAACATCAAAAACAAGAACGAAGAAATTGTAGCCCACGATAGGATAAAACCTAGAGAGGTTGAAAAAGTCACTCAGAATGAAGATGTTACTAAAGAAACTCAAGAGAAAATAGAAGCAGTGGACAAGAATATTCAGGATGTTGAATCAAAGATTCAGAAACTAAAAGAAGAGCTGGTTAGCATAACTTATGCCGTTGAAAAGCTTAATCAAGCAAAACGCTCTATCGAGAGACATGGGGTAGAAGCATCCGAGATTGAAAAAGAGTTTGGTCCATTATTCACAGAAAATGATCTAGTATTTTCTGATGTTTTGGAGATTAAAATAGATACGAAGAAAATCGACAAGATAGTGTTGAGTAAAGAAAAAAGAATTGAAGAAATAAACACCTTACTTTCTGATCCAATTAAAGATATCGCTAAAAATCCACTATCTACAGAAAGTACTCAATCACCTATATCACAAGATAATCTACACCATCAACTTGCAACATTCAAAAATGATAAAAAAGCCATTATAGATGCGATGGCAAAACCAGAAAAAGCGTATCAAGAATATCTAAAGAAAAAGAAAGATTGGGATGATAAAAAGAAAGAACTTGAAGGAGACGAAGCAAGTCCCCTTAACGGAACACTTTCATGGTTAATTAAAGAAAAGGATAGTATTGCCGACTCTTATAAAGAAAACCTTAAGAGTGTGCGAGAAGAGAGAGTGACTTTAATAAAGGAAATCTTTAACAAGAAGAAAAGTTTTATAGAGCTCTACAATAAAATTAAAGCTTCCATCGATAAAGAGATTGCTAAGCATAACGAGGATCTAGATGAATACAACATTTCAATAGAAGCGGGCATGCAGTTTGATAAGTCATTTTATCAAGAATTTTTTGCATTTATAAATCAGGGTGTAAAAGGTAGCTTTTACGAAAAAATTGCTGGGTTAGAACGTCTACAAAAAATAATCAGTGAGGTTGAAGACTGGAATAACGTTGAACAAATTGTAAATCTACTTTCTAAAATAGAAGAACACATAGACAAAGATAGTAGAGAGGAGATTTCTGATAAAGATAGACAAAAGGATGTCTTTGGGCAAATGAAACAAGGCAAAGATCCAGTTGAGTTTTACGATTATCTATTTTCGCTTGATTATGTAAAAACAAAATATGACCTGAAGGTTGATGAGAAAGATTTAAGTGAGCTTTCACCCGGTGAACGTGGTGGGCTGTTACTTATTTTCTATCTAATGCTGGATCTTCGTGACATTCCACTTATTATTGATCAGCCAGAGGACAACTTAGACAACGAGAGTGTCTATCAAATACTAGTAACTTTTTTGAAAAAAGCGAAAAAACGACGGCAGATAATTATAGTTACGCACAATCCTAATCTTGCGATTGTTGCTGATGCTGAACAAATTATATATGTATCAATCGACAAGAAGGATAGAAAGAATGATTACAGTTTCTATTCAGGAGCCATAGAAAATCCTGAGATAAATAAAAAATCTGTAGATATCCTCGAAGGAACATTACCTGCTTTTGATAATAGAAGGTTAAAATATAGAAAACATGCTTAATGATGACTCAGTATTTAAAACAAGAACAATACTACATTGATCGCTATGACAAAATAACCATCGATAATTGTCGTTGGAAAGAAAACTTTCACATAAACTACAAACATAAATCTGAAGATGGCCCCAAAGGAATAAAACTGACTGAAGAAAGTCAGAAAGCTTTCACTGAACTGACTCTACATTTCGACCTGCTTTATACAACCCTCTATTGGTACGACAATAAAGAAAAAACTATTGATGAGTGGATGGAAGCTGATCGAAAGAAAGACGAGTTGTATGAAAACGCAGTAGCCCCAAGAGACATCAGCTGTTTAAAGTGTAGAAATATTACAGAGGTTGAAAGCAAGCATTTATGGGATCATCACGATGACAATGATCGTGTTTTGTTTATGTATAAGTGTTCAAATGGATGTCTGCCAATGAGAGCTTTTTATGATAATGGTGATGAACACAAAATTAAACCGAACCTATGTCCTAAATGTAATACAGAATTAAAAAGAGAAAGTGAAAGAATTGAAGATAAGAAAGTAATAACTACAGAAATTTGCCCAGCGTGTAATTACAAAGATATAGACGAATTTGAACTATCCTCAAAGGAGGAGGAAAAGCCAGACCCAAATTATGAAAGAGACAAAGAAAGATTTTGTCTTTCTGGTAAAAGATTATCTGACAATCTTGAAGAAAGAAACCAACACCAACAACTTAAAGAATTAGTTGATGGTTGGAAAGAAAAAGAAGAACATAAAGAGGATTACGATGCAGTTGATAGTCTCAAAAAACTAACAATCACTGAACTAGAAGACACGTTAAAAGAAGCCTCTGAAAAAGAGGGCTATGTAAATCTGAGATTTGAGAATCCTGATATGGGAAAAGATGTAGTAGTTCCATTTCTTATCAATGATAGTAAGCCTGAGAGAAAAGACAGGTCTAGCTCTCTTGAATTACAGAAAATCATCAAAACCACTCTCCAAGATACTAATTGGAGATTAATGTCAGACGGTATTTCATATCGCCTTGGCATTCTTACAGGCCGACTTCGTGCCTACGAGCGAGAAGAAGATCTTTTGAAACTCATTCGTCAAAACAGTTCTTAGTCATACGGATCAAAGTTTGGCTCTTTGTACTGTATTGGAGGTTGGTATTCAGAAAACGAAATCATTTCTTTTTCCATTAATGCAGCATACCTATGAACGTCCGCCGCATGTGATGTCCAATCATGATAGGGCTTCTGATTAAATGCACTACGTTTTTCATCCCATTGCCATCTGTATTGACCCATAGCATCGAGCCATCTCTCACACTTACTTTCATCTACCCATAATCGACTAAATAAGAATTTACCCATCTGAACTCCATCATTCACAATGAGCTCATTTTCAATTACTCTGAAATCAATTCCTAAATCTTTTGCGTAATCAATACGAGTTTTTCCTGTAGAAATTTCTCTCTGTTTAGCATCATGCGGAGCAAAGTGTTTTCCATAGTTATATCCTTTTGAATTTACGGCATTAATCCCAACATCGATTCCATCGTTATGACTTCCTTGCCAGTAATCAATCATTCGAACTTGTTCATTGATTCTTTGATAAAAACCAATAGCAAGATTAGGTCCAACACCTAGATCCCAAACAGTAAATACTGGATGTTCTTTCTGGTTTGGTACTACAGTTATCCTATTGTCTAGTCGTGCTTGATGAAGTTCTTCTCCATAAACAGCACCCTTTACTGCAGAATCAAATGAGCAATAGAACTCCTGCAACCATTCTTCATGCGACATAGTTTTTCTTGAGTTATCTATCTCATCTTGTTTAATGATTCCTGTATCATCGACAGTCAAATGTCTGACAAACCATTCGTCGTCTTCTCGATGTTTGTCATAGAGTCTGAAGAATTCATTTTTTCCTTTAGGTGTACCAATCCAAATGGAATAACCGCCATGTTCAATGAGTGTTGGTCGTATAACTTCTGAGAATATGTTTGTTGGTTGCATTCCATATTCATCAAAGACAACACCGTGAAGACCAATACCACGAAGCCTATCTGGATTTTCTGCACCATAGAGTGTGATTCTTGATCCATTAGGATAAATAATCATCAACTCTGATTCCATTTGTTTTACTCCAACTACAAACCTTGATGCATCTTTCAATAATCCCCATGCAACACTTTTTGCCATCCTGTATGTCGGTGCAATGTAAGCATATGAAGATTTTGATTTAGTTAGCGCACTTCTCTGCAAGAAGTTTAAGGCCGCAGTCGTTTTACCTGCACGCCTGTGAACTACAAGCACCATCCATCTCTTAGTGGTCTTGTGAAATGGAATAGCCCAAGCCCTAGGTTTGTATGGGCAAGTGATTTTCCTCATGGCTATTGTTCCTGATCGAAATCAAAATCAATACCTACGTGACCACTATGTTCAACTTTGCTTGTATTGAACATCGGATGCCTTCTTTCAAGCCAAAAACGAATTGCTGGAAAGTGCTTATCCTTTATTAAGGTAATCATTTGATGTTCTGCCATATCATTGAGAAATCCTTCTCCGTGAAGTATCGCCTGATCTGCTCTATCTCGAAAAGATTCATCTTCATCTCTCCATCGGTAGTAGGTAGCTTTACTCACACCTGATTTATCACAAGCAACTTTAACTATTGGGTATTTCTCGAGACTAGTTACAAAAGAAGTCCTTTGCTTTTCCTGTCTACTAGAAATTGTTTTTTGTTTCTTTGGATTATTCATGTTCAATTTTCTTAGCCTTTAATCCAGTTTGATTTTCCCAACGCTTTTTAATTACTTCTGCATAGACTGGAGACTTTTCCATAATCCGACATTTACGCTTCATAATTTCTGATGCGATAAGTGTTGAACCACTACCACCAAAAGGTTCAATCACGATGTCGTCACGCTTAGTCAGTACCTTTATGTATGGAATCAGTAGTTCAACTGGTTTTGTGCCGAAGATGATATCTTGCCCAGAAGATTTCTTATCCGCCGCATTGTGTGAGATGTAATCAGTCGGACAGTGCTTCTTTCCTTTTTTGTAACTTTCCCAATGCGGTTTTCCTGCTGTGGCAAAGATTGCATTCTCATATTCGTTTTGTAGTAGTTCGTCTTCAACTTTTTGATTAAGTTCTACATCTCCCTTAGAACCAACTAGAGCAAAGTCGTGTTTGTTGAAGAACTTATACTTCGCTGAAAAGCCCTGCATTCTGTTTGGAACATGCCAGATGATCGTATTTCTATATCTCCAATGCTTTTCCAGTGCATTCCAGATAGTCCGTAGGTTCTTTGGATGCTCAAAGACAATTATTGAGAAATCATCTTTTTGGATCTTAGAAATATTTGCCATCCACAAATCAGAGAAGTCATCGGGCAAACTTTCTGTTTCGAGGTACCTGCGATTTTTCTTTACTCCAAAACCAACAGTTACTCCATCTTTTTGCTTAGTCTTTCCTTTGAGGTAGTCGAGGATATATGGAGGGTCTGTAAAACACATGTCGGCAGACTCACCATCCATTAGTTTCAATACATCTGCTTCTATGGTTGAGTCACCACACATAAGGCGATGCTCACCAAGTTGATAGACATCTCCTTTTTGAAACTCAACATTCTTGATATTCATCTTCTCAAGTTCTTTTTGTAGGTTGAATTCTTGAGGAGTGTCTTCAACTTCAAAAACACTGTCGAGTTCTTCAGAAGAGAATCCGATGTCTGATAAGAACGTCTCATCAAACTTTGCCAAAAGATCAAAGTCCCATTCACCAGTATTTTTGTTTAGTCTGATGTTTAGTTCTTTTTCTTTTTTGGGGTCAGGAATATTTAAGTACACAACAGGCACTTCTTTGATTCCAAGCTCTTGTGCAATCGAAAGACGGAAGTGTCCTCCAATGACAACTCCTTTACGCTTCGGTGCGGAGTTTGCTAATAATGGATCAACAAAACCGTATCGTTCGATACTTTCTTTAAGTTGATCGATTGCTTCTTTGCTCCACTTACGTGGGTTGTATTCAGACGAACGAAGCGAGTCAGTCTGAACATACTCAATTTGTAGATTATTTTGCATAAGCTATTTATTGATTATTTGATAAATAGCTGAAAATCAAAAACAGACAACGCATAATGTGTTGTCTGTTTTTGTTAATTTGTTCTGAGCAAAACCTCTAGAAACTAAACACAAAAGTCGCAAACACATGGCGATATTTTTTGTTCAATTTCCGGTGGTCTTTTACGGGTGATCAGCCCAAGGATGCGAATGCTTCCTTGCTTTTCATCAAACTACGACATCCAAAATGTAGTTATCTCCTGTAGGGCAAGAAAGGGTCTTTGAGATATTTAAATCTCCTCAGAAACAAGATCTTATATGTTATCTGTATTTCAATGATCAGCTAAGTGTATTGTATAAAAACCACACCACATTGTCAAAATATGTCCATGCAACTGGTTGCATACATTTTCGCTATAAACCTTGATTAATCGTTACAAAGTGAGACACACCGATTTTTGTCTTATTTGTCTCAAAATGAGCGAAAAAGTCTTATTCTATAGGAGGCATGCCAATACGTCTTATCTACAAATGAGACTCATCAAGCCACCTAAATGACCCCGACCCGAGCACCTAAAAAAGCCTCTTCAAATTATCCCCAGAAACCCTTATGCTGTCTCACATGACTTGGCACTTAACCCACGTCGCCCGCAAATTGAAACTTCTTGAGCCGAAAGGGAAAAATTCCTTGCCCCAAAACCCTCCTTTTTATCCTTTTGCTTTTCGGCGGGGAGGACAAAAATTAGATTATAGGTTGATATGCATTTCAAATCGTTTCTTTCTTTACGATGTAACACTTGCACCCATAATTATATTCCACATCCTACACCACCTTGCGGTTTCGGCATAAGACCCAGTCGCGTAACCTCTTTTGCAACATTTTTACTCCACCCG